TTTTTTAAATTTTAAATTAAATTAAATCAAATGAAAAAAGAAAAGACAAGTCCTAAAATGGACACAGTTAAAATTACCCCTAAAAAATCTACACCAAAATTCGTAGATAAACAATATAAACTTACAAGAGAAACAGCTCCCTTATCTTTGATATTAGCATCAAGGCATACAACAAGGTTTCCGCTGTTACACTTTGATGAGGACACAGGTCTTAACAGACCTTTAAGATATGCAAGAAACCAAAACTCTCCATTTCAAGATGAGCAAGATGACAATGCTATTGTTGAGCCAATTGTATTTGAAGATGGATTCTTACACGTACCAAAAAACAATCAAGTTCTTCAAAAATTCATGGACTTACATCCAGGGAAAGGAAGAGTGTTTGTTGAGGTTAATAAAGCAAAAGAAGCTGCAGAGCTTGTAGAAGACTTAAACTTAGAAGTGGATGCTTTAATAGAAGCTAGACAGTTAACGGTTGAGCAAGTTGAAAACGTAGCAAGAGTGTTATTTCAAAAAGATGTTTCTAAAGTTACGACTGCAGAACTTAAAAGAGATATATTAATTTTTGCTAAGCAACAGCCAGCAGGTTTTATGAATCTTTTAAAAGACCCTGCTCTTAAGTTTAACGCTACTATTCAAAACATATTAGATAAAAACTTAATACAGCTTAGAAACAATAAAAAAGAAGTGTGGTTTAATACATCCTCTAATAAAAAGAAAATGTGTAATATACCATACGGGGAAGACCCATTGTTTATTATTGCAAGTTACTTTGAAAGCGACGAAGGTTTAGAGTCTTATAAGCATTTAAAAGCGTTAGCAAAAAATTCGTAACTTTGTTTTTTGTTTAACCCATAAAATTTTTAACATGGCAAAATATATAACTTTAGATACAGCAAGTGACGGTAATGTGCACATTAATACAGATTCAATTTTATACGTAGAAACTGCAAGTTCAACTGCAGGTGAAATTTTTCTTACTAATGGAACTCACAAATTAACGGTTACTGGAACTGGACTAACTTCAGGTTTTGGTGAGAATGTAAATGCAGCACTAGTTACTGCAGCAGAAACTTCTTGGACAAACGCAGCAGTACCAGTAGCAAAAGATGGTGGACTAGTATTTACTAGTATTGCTATAGGAACAATATAATCCTTCCTTTACTATCGACAGTGAGAAAGCACCTAAATCCTAGGTGCTTTTTTATTTTATGTATCTTTGTAAAAAGATTTTCAAATGATAAATTCTGTAAGAAATACTGTACTTGCTATTATAAACAAGAATAACTACGGGTATATATCTCCTAGTGATTTCAACTTGTTTGCAAAACAAGCTCAATTAGATATATTTGATGAATACTTTACAAATTATAATCAACAGATAAACGAAGAAAACGCAAGAATATCAGGAACAGGTTATGCTGATTTAAAATTAGGATATGAAGAAGTTATTGATAGCTTTGCGGTAACAAAAACATTGGTTCAAAACGTAAGTAATATTTATTATTTACCTAGTCAAACTACTACTGGTGATGATTATTATTTAATAAATAAAATATTGTGTTACAATGCTGGGGTATTAAAAGGTGAAGCTGAAAAAGTTAGCAATAGTAAAATTAATTTATTAAATAAATCTCTTTTAACTGCTCCTTCTGATTTATATCCAGCATATACTCAAAAAGGAGATAGCGTGACAATTTTTCCTACAAATTTTAATGGAGCATTAGATGTACAGGCAACTTACATAAGGTATCCAAAAGATCCAAAGTGGACGTATATAACTTTATATAATGGTGAACCAGTGTTTGACCAAACACAAACAGATTATCAAGACTTTGAGTTACCTATTGATGATACTAATAATTTAGTTGCAAGAATATTACAATACGCTGGTATATCAATAAGAGAAGGAGATGTGTATCAGTTTGGTTCAGTTGAAGAACAAAAAGAAAATCAAGAATAATTATGACATATATAAATCAAAGAAAATATTATACTAACGACGGAATTAATCCTACAGATGCTAATTGGGGATCTTATCAATATGTGAGTTTGGATGAAGTTATAACAAATTTTGAATTAATGTATGCAGGAAATCATTCATTAATAAATAATGAGAATAGATATAAAATACTATTTCACGCTAAAAGAGCTATTCAAGAATTAAATTATGATGCTTTTAAAGAAATTAAATCATTAGAATTAAAAGTATATGATGATTTAAGATATGTACTGCCTTCTGATTATGTAAATTGGGTTAAGTTGTATCTATTAAAAGATAATGTTTTAAGAGAATTGACAGAAAATATTCAAGTCCAATCTGCCGTTCAATACTTACAAAATTCAACTGCCGTATTTGGTTATGATGGTGACAATAATGTGTCAACAATTGAGTCTACTTTAGATTCTTCTAGAAAAAACGGAGCACTAAAAAGTATTTATTTAAATCAGGATACAGAAGGAGATGTAAACGCTATCTGTAATGATTGTGATGATGACATTTATAACTCAAGAATAGGAGCTAGATATGGTTTAAATACTGAAACAGCAAATTTTAATCCTACATTCACTATAGATAAAAAGGCTGGTGTTATTAATTTTGATTCTACCATGGCAAATCAACAATGTGTATTACAATACATATCTGATGGAATGGAAAGTGGAGATGACTCTAAAATAAGCGTTAATAAATTATTTGAAGATTATATTTATGCTTACATTCAGTATGCTTTATTAAATAGTAAATTTGGAGTGCAAGAGTATATCGTTAATAGAGCAAGAAAAAACAAACAAGCTTTATTAAGAAATGCTAAAATCAGATTAAGTAACATTCATCCAAGTAGATTGCTTATGAATCTTAGAGGTGAAGATAAGTGGATAAAATAAAATGGCAAACATTCAAAGAAATTTTGTAGCAGGCCGAATGAATAAAAGCCTTGATGAAAGGCTTATTCCTAACGGAGAGTATATAGATGCTTTGAATGTAAGATTAGGTTCAACTGAAGAATCAGAAATTGGTGCTGTTGAAAATGCTAAAGGAAATGTACAGGTTACTACACTTCAATATATAGAGGGTACTCCATTAAGTAGCTCTGCTAGATGTATTGGTGTTTTTGAAGATGGTGCAAATGAAACTATATATTGGTTTGTTCATGACCCAGCATTTACTGTAGGAGCAACTGGTAAATTAGATTTAATTGTTTCTTATAATGTTATAACAGGCTCTCTTATTTATCACGTCGTAAGTATTAATTCAGGAAATAATACTAGTACAACTTTAAATTTTGATTCTAATTTTCTTATTACTTCGGTAAATAAAATAGATAATTTAATATTTTTTACAGATAATTTAAACCCTCCAAGAGTTATTAATATTGACTCTAACTATTCAGATCCTTATTTAAATGTTGACCAATTTACTGCTGAACAACTTTTAGTTATCAAAAAACCTCCTCTGGCTGCACCAACATTAAATTTATTAAACACCACTTTGCAAGATTCTTTTTTAGAAGATAATTTTATTTGTTTTGCGTATAGATATAAATATTCAAATGGTGAATATTCAGCAGTTTCGCAGTTTAGTGAACCAGCTTTTCAACCAAGTATCTTTGAATTTTCTCCTAATAGTTTTTTAAACGAGGGGATGATTAATGCTAAAAATGGAGTACAAATTACATATAACACAGGAAGTTCATTAGTAGTTGGTATAGATTTGTTATTTAAAGAGTCTAACGATCCTACTATAAAAATTATTGAAAAAATAAAAAAATCACCATTAGGGCCTCATGACAGTAATGCGACTTATGTTTTTACTAATAGTAAAATTTTTACTGTATTACCAGAGTCAGAAATATTAAGATTATATGATAATGTTCCACGATTAGCGAAAGCTCAAACTTTAATGGGTAATAGATTAATTTATGGTAATTACACAGAGGGATATAACTTAATTGATAAAAATAAACAGCCGCTAAACTTACAATACACAGTTGCATTAGAAACTGAAGATGCTACTGGAGTGGATTTAAATTCTTCTAATTCATTAACATTTAATTATACTGCTTTTAGTAATTCCCTAAGCGTAACGACAGCTGGTTTTTCTTTTGATTTAGGTGGATTTGAAAGCAAATTAGTTCAAGGAGCAAGTTTAAATTTTTCTTTTACTTATCAACATTTATCTTATAGTGGAACAGATACTCCAACACAGTTACAAGGGGAAACCCTAATTAGTTTCCAGTATGTTTTAGTTGATAATTACGCTACAGTAGCAGATTTATTTAATAGCTCAGATTTTCAATCTAAAATGGGATTTATAAGTTCTGATATTCAGACTGTAGCAGATGCTCAAAATGGTTTGGGTGCAACTTTAACAGATTCGTTTAATTTTTCTTTATCGCCAACTTTATCAGGTGGTGGATTTAGTTACTCTTTAAATCAAACAGGATTAACTTCAAGCACAAGCTCAGTTCCTCCGTCTTCTAATAAAGGTGAACCAATTAATTCAACGTTAAATGGAACTGAAATACAACTAATATTTCCTGCAGCTCAATATATTCAAACATCACCAGGAACAACCAATTTAATAGTATCATACAACACCTTTACATCTATTACCGCTACATTACAAGCTACTGCAGATCTACAAAGCTTGCATAGTAATAGAGGTTATGAATTGGGAATAGTATATATGGATGAATATAACAGGGCTTCAACTGCTTTAGTTAGTAATAATAATACTGTAAATATTCCATGCAGAAACTCCAGCAAATTAAATAAAATTATTGCAACAATACCTACAAGTCAAGTAGCTCCTTCTTGGGCAACAAGATATAAATTTTGTTTAAAACCAGATAGAACTACTTATGAAACAATATATTCAAGCATATTTATTAATGACCCCAATTCCAATAACACATTTTTATTATTAGAAGGAGATAATATTGCTAAAGTTGAAGAAGGTGATAGATTAATAGTAAAAAGAGATGCAAACGGTCCGGTTCAATCTTGTGTATTCGCAACTGTTTTAGAAAAACAAACACAAACAGCGGACTTTATTACCCCTACTAGTGGTAATCCTGTTCCAGGAGGGACATATATGAAAATGAACTCTCAAGATTTTTCAACTGAAGAAAGCGCTGATGATATTATTTCTTTAGGAACTTTTCAACAAACTGCTGATAATCCACAAGAAAATCCAGTCGCAGCAAATCCTTTTTATACTACATCTGGAGCTACAAGCACGAATTACAATGTGCCTAGCGGAAGTAGAATAGAAATGAAAATAAAACAAAGAAGAGCGGGTGGAGGCGGAGGCTGTGAAGAAAGAGAGAGTGTGATAGAAGAACAATTTATTGCGCAAGATACTTACACAGACATGTATCAATGGTTTATTAATAGTAATGCAACTTTTGTAATAGAAAATAATGCCACTACTTTCACTGGAAATCCTTCAGACCCGGTAGGAAACGTTGTTATTTCAGGTTTAGTTCCTGGTTCGCCTACAGGAACTCCACAATCTAATGGATACGCAGGAGATAATTTAGGCAACGCCACAATGTATACTATATTTGGTGGTCAATCTAATAGTCCATCGACTTCTAGTGATTTACTTTTAAATAACTATTATAGATTTTATCAAAATGGAACAGACAGCACATATTCTTTATTAGTAAGTGGTACTGAAGCTTGTAATAATGCTGGTTCATCAAGTAGATATAGATCTCGTGTTGAAATTACATTTACTGTGTTTAGAAGAGATTCAGTGGTTGTATTTGAAACAGAACCAACCGAAGCATTGCCTGATGTATGGTATGAAAACGATGAATCATTTTCTATTGATTCAAACGGTAATCATAGCGGTAACATAACTAATCAAAATATATCTACTGGAGTTGCCGGAGTGGTAGACACTAAATTTTTTAATTGTTTTGCGTTTGGAAATGGTGTAGAAAGTTATAAAATAAGAGATGCTTTAAATGGCAAATCATTTAATTTAGGTAACAGAGTTTTTACTACTTCTAATATAGAGTATAAAGAAGCTCATAGGTTTGCCGATTTAACTTATAGTGGTGTATTTAATGATGAAACTAATGTCAATAAATTAAATGAATTTAATTTAGGACTTGCTAATTTTAAACCACTTGAAGAAAGTTATGGGGATGTTGAAATATTATATGGTAGAAGAACTGATATACTTGTTTTACAAGAAGATAAAATATCATACGTTCTCGCTTCTAAAAATATTATATCTGACTCAACTGGAGGAGGTCTGGTTGCTTCAGTTCCAGAAATTTTAGGAAATCAGATAGCCCGTCTTGAAAACTATGGTATTAGTAATAATCCAGAAAGTTTTGTTGCGTGGGGTGAAAACAAATACTTTACTGATGTTAAAAGAGGAGCGGTACTTCAACTAATAGGTGGCTCAGTATCAGATGAAAGACTAATAGTTATATCGGAAACTGGTATGAGAAGCTGGTTTAGAGATTTATTTACCTCAGCATTTACTACACAAAAATTAGGTGGATATGACCCTTATATGGATGAATACGTTTTAACATCTAACAAAATTTTAAAACCTGAAATACCACTTTGTTTAGCGTGTGGGGTTACCCAAGATATAACAGTAATAGCTAACAAAGACTTTGTTTATTGCGTAGATGTTACTGAACAAATAGGTTTAGTAACTGTTAGTTATGTAATTCCACAAGAAGGAGAACAAGATATAATAAGCGAAACAAGTGTTCTTATGACTGACGAGTCTGGGGTTCAACTAATAACAGAGGGATCTCTGTCTCAAGTTGGGTATACAATAAAGGCTATTTATAAAGGTGTAACATATACATCAGGTTCTGTTACAGCTTCAGGTAGTTTTACATTTAATAAAAATGTTCCAAATGTACAAGAGGTTACAATAGTGGTTAGCTCTGATTCAAGTCAAAACGATACTATACAAATAAATGTAAGCTGCCCTAGATCAGATGCATTAAATGTATATAACATTTGTGTTACTGACCCATTAGAAGCTGGGCAGTTTATACACAATGAATTTAGTTGGACTGATGGAACTACAAGTTCCCCAATAGAATCTAATTTAGTAGAGTTTGGTAGTACTTCATCATCGTTTGCTATTTCACAATACCAGTTATTTTCTGGACCACAAGGAAGTGGGGTTTTCCCAACTGACGGATCTACAGTAAGTATTTATTCAAACAAAATTAATTTTGATGATTTTGTATTTAATCCTTCAGTAGATAAATTAAAATATTTAAGAACAAACACATTTTATCAAAATAATGTGACAGATATAACAAGTTTGCTTTCTTCAGCTATTGACGCAACACCAATATCTAGTGTAGGAGCTCCAACAATTTATTCGGCAGATTTCACAATGCCAGCAACTGGAAGTATTTTATATTTAGTATGGGATTATAGGTCTACTGGTACGCCAACACCTACCCCAACTCCCGTTCCGACTGTAACACCGACGCCGACGGTAACGCCTACACCAACGGTAACACCGACGCCGACTGTAACACCGACGCCTATTGTGTATGACTATAGAGAATATACTCAGTGTGGGGGTGGAAGCACTCAAATATTTAGATTGCCTTCAGGAGGTACATTTGCTCCTGTTGTAAAACATAGTGGTGTTTGTTATGAAAGTCCTACTGCAACAGGATCAACTAGTACAGTAGATATAGTAGAAACTTATACAGATTGTTCTTTATGTGCATCTGCTACTCCAACACCGACACCAACACCTACTCAGACTCCAGTTCCAACTGCAACTCCAGTTCCGACTGCGACTCCAGTTCCGACTGCGACTCCTTCTTGTACTGAGTGGACATTAACTTGTCCAAGTGGAAGCGGTGGTTGTAACTACTCGTACACTGACTGTAATGGAAACACACAAACAGGGGTGTTGCCAGGAGATTTTGATGTTGACGTATGTGTATTAAGCGGAACAACACCTACAATAAGTGGTGGTAGTGCAAATAACACAGGAGTAAGTTGTAATCCATCTATAACTCCAACTCCAACAATTACTCCGGTTGGCCCAACTCCGACTCCGACGCCTACGCCTACGCCTACGTTTGGATATAATTATTACACTGTTACAATTTGTCCAGGACAAGGTAGTGCTACTTATATTAATGTTAGAGTAGCAGACGCTAGTGGAAACGCTCCAGGTGATATAGTATTAATGGCTGATGGCAAATGTTACGAAATAGATGAAACGAGTACAACTGTAAACACTAATGATTATACTAATTCTTACATAGATTGTGATACTTGTATAGCAACTAATCCGACACCAACGCCTACACCGACTCCAACTCCGACGCCTACACCTGGTGGTTGTAATGAATGGGATTTAGAAGGAGGGCCAGGTTCAGTTGGAAACTTTAGTTATACTGATTGTAGTGGTGCATCACAAACTGAAAGTGTAGATGCTGGAGATTCAGCATCGGTTTGTGCATTAGGGGTACCTACATTAACAAGTGGTATTGGAACTGTTACTTTAGTAGGAGTCTGTGTTACACCAACACCAACAGCTACACCAACACCTACTCCTACGCCTGGAGCGCCTACACCAACACCAGGAGCACCAACACCAACACCAACACCAGGTATATCTTATGATGATTATACAATAACAAGGTGTGATGGTGGGTTTAATAATTATACTGTGGGTAGAGCACTTGCAAACACATTCCCAACTTATACTGTATTATTAATGCCTGATGGAAATTGTTATGAAATTGTTGACCCTACTGGAACTTTAGGTACACTTGCAAATGCGGAATATACAGATTGTAATTCATGTACTGCACCTACGCCAACTCCAACACCGACACTACCTCCAACTCCTACGCCTACCCCTACACCTAGTCCAACACCTGGAGCGCCTACGCCTACCCCTACGCCTAGTCCAACACCTGGAGCGCCTACGCCTACACCGACAGCTACGCCTACGCCAACGCC